ATCAGTTGTAGAGGTATCAAATCTAATAGTGCGAGATCCATTATATTTCATGGAATATATGTCTGATGATGTTGTATTAGTAATTTTCATAGGAGTTTGTCCTAAGAATCCCCAAGGATCAGGATTATCAGCTGGATAGAATGTATACGGGTAATTACCTACTGGAATGCCTCCAGAAGCTGCTCCATAAAACTCAGAAAAACTAGATTGCGCTTCAGAGGCTTTATTTATTAATGCTCTTACATCTTCATCATTTATAGTTACTGTAGTTTCGCCGACACCTTCATCTAAATACGCTATTATGACTGCTCCTGAGTGCCCCGAACCGCTATAGTTTGTACCACCTTCAGCGGCAACTCCCCCTCCACCGGCACCATAAGCTAGCCCAGGCGAAGCTGACCCGGCCTGTCCGCTACTATGTTGAACGCCGCGACCTCCTTGGAAAGTATTAGATACTGCTACTTGGCCATTTTTTAAAGTAAATTCATTAGGAAAAGCTGGTGCAGATGAGTATTGACCAAAGTGCGGACCTCCAGCCCCTCCGATCTCTATACCATTTAATCCAGACACAGATTGACCAACTAAGTTTGCAGAACCTCCACCTTTTGCGCCTGATCCATCACCACCTCTAGTTAAAAGAGTGGATCCTCCACCAGTATAATTATCCATACCGCCTGATCCAACTCCTCCGTTACTCTCATGAGCATAACCCCAACCATTTACATAAACATCGCTGTTGTCACCGTTAGCTGGATCTGTAGCAGATCCATAACCACGCTCTCCTCCAGATGCGCTAATAGTTGTTCCAACATTAGGATCAAAAGTTGTAGTACCACCAGACCGGCCTGATCTTCTACCTCCACCACCGGCGGCAGATACACTAGCACCTCCAGAACCAATAGTAGCAGAAAAACTTGATATACCAGAAGATCTATAATAAGTTCTTACTGCAGTACCTCCAGCACCGCCTCCTGTAGCAACCTTTTCTCTACCGGCATCTGTACTAGCTGCCCCACCACTACCGCCACCTCCAATAGCAAAGACTTTAATGGACGTCCAATCATTATTAGTTCTTAAGTTATAAGAGCCGCTACCAGAGAATATTCCAACCGCTACCGCACCAGTAAATCCTGCTGCTTCTTGATGTATGTTATTAAGAGAGATAGGTCCAGATTCTTGTAAAGCCATTACACATACCTCATATATTCTTCATCTGAATCCCAAACTCTACTCAACGCCCAAGAAGTAGACGAACTATCCCAGATATAATCTTCTGTTGCTGTTCCCGGATAAGCAACAGGAGCAATATACTCATAAGTAGATGAATCTAATATATAGCCCCCTACCGGAGAGGTTGCCCAATATACAGCTTGTAAGTTAGTATCATAATACTTACCTATTTCAGCTGATCCTTGTACATCAGAGTCTAAGACTGCCCAATCTATAAAAGATGCAACAGATCCTAAAGAATCTACAGCAATAATATTTTCAATAATATTAGTATGAGTGTTAATAACTAAAGCGGTTTTCACGTTATCTACCTTGCAATTCTTTTTTTAGTTTATCTATCTGAACTTGTTGATCTTTAATAGCTTCAATTAGTAAAGGAACTATTCTTTCATATCTAACCGTCAGGTAATCTTCACCTGACTTAGAGTTACCATCTTCATCTGTATCAAATGGAGCTGAAGTTACAGCATCCGGAATTACTTTTTGGATTTCTTGAGCAATAACACCATGTTCATCTTTTGATTCCGGAGTAAAGCCTACAGCTGTTGCAGCTTCCTCGTTCCAGGTATAACTATAACCACCAATGCTTTTTAATTTTCTAATAGGATCAGAAATAACTGCTATATTTTCTTTTAATCTCTCATCTGAAGAATAAGCTGTAATATTACCTGTAGCAGAGAAAGAACCGGTATATGAGCCGGACATTTTTACTTCATCGGCTGCTACAGTAATACCATTTCCTGCTCCTACATTAATAGTTCTATTAATGTTTAGTGTGCCTCCGCCGGTTAATCCATTACCGGCAGTAACTCCTGTATTAGTCGTAAACGTTAAATCAAACGGATCTGTATTAGAACCTGGATTAGTGTCCGTCCAGATAATCCTAACTCCGCCGCCTTCTTTAAATTTCCACTCTTTATCGTGTGAAATAGTAACTTCAGTACCATCATGATCTTCAACTTGAAATGTAGTTAATTTGTTTGTGTCCGTTACAGTTTCTGCGGCAGTACTAATACTAGTAACATGTCCATATGTATCTAACATAATATCTTGAATATATGTTCTACCACTATTATTCGAAGATCCTTGGCTGGATGTATCTGTGTGACTGATAGTCATTCTGTCACTAGCAGCATCAGAAGCAAGAGTAATACCTCCTCCTGCTCTAATATAGAAAACATCATCATTAACACCCGCTGTAATAACGTCTAGATCATCACCGTTAGCTGCTTCCGGTATAATTCTTTTAAATATACTCTGAAGAGAACCTCTATCTGCATTAGTAAAAGTAAGCTGATCATCAGCTGTCTTTTCTATTTGCATCCCCGTCCCTTGCTCAAAATGCAAGGTGTCACCAGAAGTTATAGTACCTGTTTCGGTTCCATTACCTTCTAAAAACGTCCATGAAACATAGTTATCAAAAGTGCCTAGTGCAGGAATCGTAACTGTTTTTGTATTAACACCTGTAACATGCCCTCTTGCGTTTGAAGTAAGACTGTCAATAGCCGTAAACGTACCTCCAAATGCAGGAGCACTTGCATTAGTTGTATTAGTTCTTGTTATATTATCATGGTCGATAGTTAATGTTTGATTAGTACTCTGATTAGTTGTAAATGTCCTATCTGTTTCATCAAAGTGAAGGTCACTGCCAGCTGCTAATGTAATAGTAGCATCACCTACAGTCACTGAACCCGAAACTATATCAGTAATGTGACCGTATGTGTCTAAAGAGATATCTTGAATAAAGCTGTTGCCTGTATTATTAACTGATCCTTGAGAAGAAGTGTCGGTATGAGCAAATTCACCTGTAGAGCTATTATATGATAATCCCCCGCCCGCATTTAACCAACCAGCGGTTGCTACTCTTGTATAAACAGGGTCGTTACCTTCACCAACCTGCCAGTAATCATTAGCTTCATTCCACCTTAATTGTACGTTGGTACTATTACCTCTTTCAATCTCAATACCACCGTTCTGTGTTGGAGTATTAGCTGCATTAGAGTTAAGCAAAATAATATTGTCAGCAATAGCTACAGTCTCAGTGTTAACTGTAGTAGTGGTGCCAGATATTGTTAGATTTCCATCAATAACCGCATTACCAGTAACATCTAAGTTACGGCCTACAAATACATCTTGACCTGTGGTAAGGTCTGTAGTTACAGTAACACTGCTTGGTAAACCCACGGTGGCAGAAGATCCTTCACCTGGTGTGTGACTTACTTCTATTTCATTGGCAGTACCTGAGATACCAGACATATAATTACCGGTAGTTTCAGTACCTAGAATTACACCATTATCTTTAATGGTAACAACTCCGTTAGATACAGAGAAGTTATCAGTACTAAATGAAGCTACACCTTTATTAGTGCTTGTCGCAAGCTCTGCTGATATAGTTACTTTATTATTAGTTACTGCAGCGTTAATACCTTCACCTTCAGAAAACCTAAGTTTGTCATTTAAAAGATCAACTGCATCAGAATCTAAACTATCATCGCTTATAGTAAGTGTAGTAGCAATACTTACCGGAGTTACGTTAGTAAGTCTACCTTTACCATCTACAGTAAATGATGGAATAGAAGTTGTAGATCCATATGAACCAGCTGTTACTGTTGTATCATCTAATACAAAATCAAGAGTGCCATCTCCGTCTTGATATGTGACTGTAATATCTGTTTCAGTATTACCGGTAACCATGGCGCCAACCATGTCCTGAATAGCTTCATCGCTAATAGTGATAGTAGCTCCAGTGGTAAAATCAGTAGTGTCTAGATTAGCGTATGCAACTAATCGGCTTGGAGTTGCAGCGTTGTTATAAGACGCTTCCCAATAATCGCTAGTTTCATTCCATTGGATTACGGCGCTATCTTGTGTACCTCTATCAATGGAAATACCAGCATTGGCCGAAGGAGCTCCAGTTGTACCATCTAAAAGTTCAACAAAAGCTGAAGCCAATTTTTGAGCGCCAGTTATAATAAAATCACCGCCGATTGTAAAGTTTCCACCTATTCCAAGATCATTAGTTATAGTAACATTATTAGGTAAACCTACGGTCACTGTCCCGTTAGTTCTAGAAACCTCTACTTCATTAGTTGTTCCGTCTATTCCTAAAACCGCGCCGGTTGTAAGGTTAGCCAGGGTTACATTGCCATTAGATACAGCAAAATCTCCGTTATCAAACTTGGCAGCGCCTATATTAGTATCAGACGCAAGTTCTCCGGCAATAGTAATAGTATTATTTGCTACAGTAGTATTAATACCTTCACCTGCAGCCAGGGTAAGTGTTTCTCCTAAATTAACGGCATTAGTAGTACCGGCTTCTGATGCTATGTTAATAAAACTATTATCAATTTGGTTATTGCCAATTGAATTAATAGTAACAACACCAGTATTAACGTCAAAGTCGCTTGAAGAAAATGATGCAATACCTATATTGCTATTGGTAGCATGTTCCCCGGCTATAGTAATTTGGTTATTTGATACGGTTGTATTAATACCTTCTCCAGCAGAGAAAGTAATAGTATTACCTAGTGATATTTCGTCAGTTGTCCCGCTCTCAGCCGCAATTTTTAATGCCCATCCAGTTGATGTTGCATTACCAGTGATATCTAAGTCTCCACCAATATCAAAATTGCCTGTAATATAGGCACTATCTTCTACTGTAAGGGCATCAGTCATTAAGGTGGGAGCATTAACGGTCAGCTGGCCGTCAATAGTAGTTACATCTAATGTAGTAACACCATCTACGTCTAGGTTACCTACGACAGCAGCATTATTTGCAATTGTAGCAGAATCCGCTAATAGATTATCAGTATTTAATGTGCCATCAAAATAACCGTGTCTCCACTGCTGCGTGGAGCTACCTAAATCAAATGCATTAGTTGTGTTCGGAATAACATTCGAGTTAATATCTGCATCAAATACAACGTTATCGGTATTATCATCACCTAATGTAACAGTACCAGATGAGCCAGCTTTCATATTCACTACGCCGTCAACGGTAAGAGTGCCATCTATTTGAAGGTTACCTCCAATGTCAACATTACTTTGCATGTAAACATCACCGGCAAATATATTATCATACGTGCTATCAAATGCTCTAATACGTGGAGTAACTACTTCAATAATATCAGCAGAATCGAGTCTTGCTTCATGCTCCTTCAAAGCTTCAGCTACTGTAGGATAAGTTCCAGTAAATGTGCTTCTTCCGGCTGTCTGATTTACATTAGTAAGACTGACACTTCCTACTGAGTCGATAAGTTGGTTAAACCTAAGACGCTGCGTGTTAATAGTATCTGTGGCTAGATTAACTTTTCCTATTTTAGCATTAGGCATTTGCGAAACTTTCTGTTAATTTTTGTAGCATCATCTTTATATCCTGTACGTCTGATTTTAGAGCTTCAATCTCTTGGCGCTGCTGTAATTCACGATCTCTTTTTTCAATAAACGCATTAGTATTATCTTTATTTATATTCAAAATCATACCAGTACTTTTATCTCTTGCAAGATCTGGATAACCATCTACAGAAATATAACCACTCATTATACAGTTGCAATAGTTCTAAGATTTTTAAATAGCGGAATATGAGTAGATTTACTACTGTTCATTGTAATTTTAATCTGATATTTGCTAAATAAAGGTAAATCATACTTATTAAACTCATAGGTTCTTGGTATATTGTCTCTTGGCTGGTCTGCATAATTAGACACGTCCGGAGTATTAATAGTCTTACTAAACTCTACCCAATTATTAGCTTCAATATTGGTATCATCTCCACTTGTTCTGTACCAAACAGAAAAATCACTGAATTGCGGCCTAATAGCATCTATTAGCACTCGCAATGATGTTGCTGCAAGCTCAAGACTATAAACAATAGAAAGATGTTTTGCCGCCGTAGTTCCGCCGTTTGGTTCCGTTTCAAGAGTAAATGGTACAGTAGAGATAAGGTTTCTATTGGGAGTAGTTGTAGCAGCTTGGTAGTCAATAAAATTACTAGTAATACGCATTGCTGCAGCGTGCTCATTAATATAAGGAGACGTGTATTTATGTTGAGTAGTAAAGCCAACTCTAATTTTAGTAGAGGGATTACCTGAATTATGATCTGTTTCAGATTGCGCGCTAGCAATCACTGCCGGGTTTTTAAATCCTTGAACATAATTCTTTTTAATTCTAACATCTGCAATATTAGAATATGCGGTTTCATTACCACCGAAAGATTTAGATGCTAAAAAATCACCTACTGCAAACATGTTTGTTTTAGGAGGAGTAACTGCAGGTAAAATTGTTTGAAACTGATCGACAACATATTGCTCAGTTGCTAGTACTCCAGCTCCGCCGGCTCTAATGGACGCAGTAGCATTAGCAGATCCACCACAATTAAATGTGTAACCATAAGGATCAGCCGCAGTAATAGTTTTAGTGCCATACAAATTAGATCCGGTTATGCCATTAATAGTATCACTGCTGTCAAATCCATTTGACCCTTTAGATAAGACTACTTTATCACCAACTTGAAATCCATGAGCAGGATGAACTACATCTACTAATTTACTTCCTGCCGTAAAAATAAAAGGGTCTGCCGGATATTTAGTGTTATCATCAATTAGTGTCTGTTCAGTTAATCTTTTTGCTGGTGGAGCGTCTGCGTGAAAAACGGCAAAACTATTTTGCTGAGTAAATTCAGCTCTGTAAACTTTATATGCTAAATCTTTCTCATTGTCTGGCCGCCAAGAAGTACCGTTTGATGACTCGTAAAATGCGCCGCGTTCAATGGTAGACGAAAAGAATTCTGTTGTCGAGTTAGTAAGATGTTCGCCGTTTTTACCTACCCAAATTTTATACTGATCTGCAGAAGCGCCGGTACTAATAACAAGCGCAAGTAATGTATTACCTGCTATATAGACAGGCTCTCTAAAACTAAATTTAACTTCAGCAGCAGAGGCAAAGTTTGTATTAGCAGCCGCAGCAACAGTTGAGGCTGCAACCGTTACCTTTGTACCTTGAATAAATTTCTTAGCACTTGGCGCTCCTGATTCGGCACAAGGTCTCAATTCAATAGAAACTGGCTGAGCAGAAGAGCCTGTTGGAGCTTGAGCAAAGAAAAGACCTACTCCAGTAAGAACTGATCCGACAGGCTCATCAACCACAAACGTCTGTGCTGATGGGTTGAGCTGTTCACTTAATTGTAATTTACCTGACATTTAAATTTCTTTCTATATAGTAAGTTAGAACCAACTATTGGTATCCATCCAACTGCTAGTAGTAGTAGTAGTAGTAGTAGTTGGTCTAGCACTAGGTCTAGCGGATGAGGTCCAAGTGTCTCCAAAAAAACCACCGGCGCCGGCATCCGAAATGCTTGGACCTGTATCAGTAGAACCAAAAAAATACTCATAATCCGTGCTTATACTCGGACCTGTATCATTATCATTACCTGAAGTAATTGTTGGGCCTGGCGCTGGGGGCGGATCATCTTCCCACACTTCATATTCTACTTCTACGTCAACACTATAAGTTTCCATTGAATAATTAATAAACTGGCCAATCGAAGAGTATTCTGCCGTAGCATGAGATAGGGCCGCCGCTTTATCAGTTGTAGAAATATTAATAGCTAAAAGAGGAATACTGTTATCACCCCCATTGTAGCTATAATTTGTTGATCCTGTACCGCATCTCCAGCTGTAAGTTGAATTACTTTGTAAAAAAAGCACTCCTTCCAATTCACCTGAAGCAGTAGTAGTAAGAGGAGTGCCAGAAGGTCCTCCGAGATCTGAAGGAAACTGCGTCTCAAACAAATATTTATCGCCTGGATTTCTAAACACAGAACTACGAGCTGAAGCATTAAAATCATTAATACTAAAACTTGTATTAGCAAATGCTGTCACGTCTCTATTTTGTAAAAATAACCAATGATTATCATTAGGTCTTAAACCTGAAAACTTAAAGTAAATAAAACGAGATCTAAATGCAGGATTAAAATCATATCCGTTATCTAATTCTCTTACTCTTGATTCTTGTTCTATTTTTGTTGCTGTTACCCAGGGCATTATGCTTCCTCGTTCTGATTACCTTGAGAAAGAACAACCGTATCACCTTGTGTAGTGAGCGATTCATTATGCTCTCCTACATGGTTAACGTCAACTTCTCTTCTCATTTCATATGTATCAACTGCCGGCTCAACGAATCCTGAACCAATAAACTTAACAAGTTCAAATCTATTTACACTTTGATATCCAGTTGCCTTGTCCTGATTGACCATAACAGTTTCAGTAAAGTTTGGCCAAATAGTACTACCATGCAGAGCCACTCCGCTTGATGCAGCAGAATCATATTTAAGGCCAATATCTCTCCAGTATCTCATTGGCGCTAGGACGCCAGATTTCTTACGAATAGCAGCCTTGTAATCATTATCTGTTACTTTAGATTGAATGTTATTAGTAAACGTGTCTCCTGTCATTCCTTGTTTCACACGATCAGGTATAACTGTCCGTTCTAGTTCAATTTCAGCAAGTGAAAGCGAAGTTAACTCTTCTACATTTTCCACACGTCTTTCAATCTTGCGGATATCTGACATTTTATAACCACGGTTATCATACTTAGACTGCATAAGGTCGCGCTCATTAAGATGATAAGGAGCCAACATAATTCTATGTAATCTCATAGACGAAGAAGGAACTCCTTCAGGATCACTGGGAGATAAGCTTGTTACTCCCGTATGCACTTCAAGATTACCATTATTATTAATAGCTACTATATCTACTCTAGGCTCCCATATAGACACCTCACCAATATCAATCGTATCAGTATTTCTTGGAACATATTGAATTACTGCTCCTGTACCAGCAAAATCGTCACCGGTATTATCTTTTACAGATCTTAGATCCATAACGTCTGATAGCCTTACAGTAGCACCTGTTTCAGTATTATAATATGGAATCTTATCGTATTCTAAATCTGGATAAGATGCGCCGCCAGCAAAATAATCTCCGGTAGTATGATCAAAGCTATCAAAGGTAACGACTACATTACCTGAAGGGGCAGCGGCACCACCTTTAAGTTTACCAGATCCTACAGTATAGAAATTATCGCGCTGGCCGTTATCGAAAATAAATCTATGAGTAATGTCCTCACTTGTCGTGCTATCTACGACGCTTTTAAATTTATAAACGTCATGATGAGAAAGTGTAAATTTACCCCCAGAAAGCGCTAGCGTTTGAGTTCGGTCAACAACAAGAGTTTTAGTTTTTCTTACTGCAGTTTTTCTTTCATATCCAAACAATCTAACTGATCCATTAGTAAGGCCAGTAATAGTTGCTGAAGACGTAGGAGTACCTGATACTGTAGGAGGAGAAATAAGATTATTATTATTTGCCACTTCTTCTACAATCCATTGCTCTTGATCAGCAAATGTATTTCCGCCTGTAGAGAACGTAGCTGAATTATTGGACGCAGTGGCTGTATATACTTTACCTATATTTAAAGTTACAGATCCATCTTTAACTGTATTAATTCTTCCGGGTAAAGGAAATAATAGATTATTTTCTAACTTATCAATAATATCATAGTTGCTATTAATAGCCACAATGTTACCATAGCTATTAGCACTAGTACCTACGCTACGAGCATTTCTTAGTGAGTTAGAGCCGTACATTTCAACATCAAAAACGTGTAATCTAAAATCATTATCGAACTCATCAATATTTCTAATTCTAGCTCTACCTATAGAACTACCGCTTGTTGCAGTGCCGCTATAGATTCCTACAGAATCATATCCGTTAATTACATCAAGAAGACCTTTAGTATTAGCACCATCAGTTAAAAAGTAATTACCATATCTCGCTGAAATAAATTCATTATTTTTAGTTGTTATGTCGTCTACAAGATTTCTTGGTTTAGCTACTTTAATAGGAGCTAAGTTTTGCTTGTCATATCTCTTTCCGTTAACAAAGGCTGTACCATCTGAAACTTGGTACCAAAGATAATCTGAACTATCTGGCTTAGTTGAGATAGTAAGGTCAAGGGAACCAAGCCTTTCATCCACAATAAAGTTGCCATTAGTATCATTAGCTCTGTTGTATATAATACCACCTAGAGTTGATAACACATTATCCGCGGTTTGTACATTGGTGACATAACCTTGATTAAGTTTCATAAGCGGATAAAATGTTTTACCGGCAGTTTTATCTGCTTCTTTTTTTAGCGTAAGGGTAATTCTTAGTCTATCAGCTCCCGGAGAAGTTAAGTTAGGAGTAGCGCCGGAGTTGTCATATAATGCAACATTATCAGATGTGTTGTAAATTTCTTGTGTAACTTCAAAACCCACAGTACCATTAAACTGAGGGTTAAACTTGTCTAGTACCAGTGACTGTTTTTCTACGAACAAAATATGTCCGGCGGCAAAGGTATTAAATTCAGGAACTTCTAAGAATGAGGCATTACCAATAGCATCTTGCACCTGTTCATCCGTAGATACACTCAGCTCGTAAGAAGTGGATCTAATGGTAGCTGTTAATGTATCAGCTGGATTAAATTTAACAGAAACTGTAGTATCTTCAGAGGTAGTAGAATTAGCGTCGATATATTTTACTAGTAAAGTATTATAAACATCTGTACCAACAGAGCTATTTACAGAAGTAGAAGGAATAACAGCTTTTATTATAGCCTTTACGCCATTTTGATTAGAGAATGTTTCCCCGACAAATACATCATAGCCCACTGGAAGTGTAGATACCCGTACGAAACCAATAGGATCGTTTGCACTGTTTGATGTGCCGTAAGAAGTATTAAATAACCCACCAGGAGTAAAAATAAATTTAGCAATACGCTCAATTTCTTTTTGAATAATCGTCTGAGATTGAGTTAATTCTCTTGCCTGCAGAGCTCTTCCGTTATTAAAAAGAATTCTATGATAGTGATCGCTATCACGATAATCATCGTTGTAGGAGCCAAGAAATGTATTTTCGTTTACCGTAGTTGCCATGATTTATCCTTATAGTCTTACTACAACTTTAATATCTTCTGTTTGCTGAGGATCCCGGGCAGTAGCTGATTGATTGCTAACAAACAAAACTTCACCAGAAAATCTATCAACATCTGGAGCAATGTTAGCGGAATCAATAGTTAAACTACCTGATATTTTGCCAGGAACAGTAACAGCTTCACCATCTACAAACGCGGTAAATCCAGTTTCTTCTGTCTGATGATACCAAATAGTAGCGCTGTCGTCGTTCCATGCCATGTAACCTTGGGCGTTACTATCTGTACCAAATATAATAGGATCATCATCAAATTCTAACTGATATTCGCCTGACGCCTGTAGATAATCTCCATCACCAAACGCCAAGTTAGCTCTCATTTTCTTAAGAGCTGTTCCTGCTTCTGCAGTAAATAATGTGCCATTAGCACTGTCTTTAATATTCTTGATTAATCCGATTTGCCTATAGTCCTGATCAACCGGCCATGTGGGGCTGTTATTAACATTAACGCCACCAACAGGCTTAATATTGAACATCAGAGATGTTGACCTGAGATCTTTTCTTGCATCAGCTCCAGTTCCTGCTATGGGGCCAAAAACAGGAGCAATAACAGCATCGGTACCACCAGCTTGTAGATTAGTAGCACTTACGTTTATATTAGCATAATCATAACCAGATCCCTGATCTGCTGCAAAGGAAATAGCTCCAGCATCTGGGCTATCACCAACTTCTACGGCTGCAATTGAATTATTAATTGGATTTAAAATAGCATAAGCTTTTGCGTTAACACCATTTCCCACGACAGTAAGAGCCGGGCCTACCTTTTGCCCGGAAGAATGAACAGTGCCCGTGTAAGGTCCGCCCGGAGTGATTACTCGATATCCTATAATTTGTCCAGGTACTGCAGCATTTTGAACTGAAAGCTGAGAGAATCTAGGGTCTGTTAATTCAGCTGAATCTACGAACTCTACAGGCATAAAATTAGTTGTTAAAAAATTATTAGCAGCTGCAGTCGTAATAGTATACATGTATTTCCATACATAACCATCTGTTTCAGGTGCAAGAGTTATATTAGTATGATCCGGTTTTACTGTAGAAGTTTTAGGAGTACCGTCACTGTTTTTACCTTTGCGCAAACAAATGTAAACTTTATTTTCATCTGTTCTTATATAGTAAGTATTTTGAGGCTGGCCTGATATAGCATCGCTGTACTGATAATATTCTTTATTGGGCGACCAGTCATAGTCTGGCCCACCTGGAATTACGAATGAAAGATTTTCTGCAGCTTTGACTGATTGTAAATTATATCTAAATAATCTTTCTTCTCTGTCGTGGTTGTCAGCAGCTGTAGTATTAGGTACTACATCGGTTTGAGCCTCTGCTTGCCATTGTTGCGATCTACCTACTCCAATATAATAGTAATTATTGGAGTCACCAATATTAGCTGTGTTAAACTCGTCAAAAATAGTTTGAGCTAATTGTAATTTAATTTTATCTGTAATTATCGCTGCCATTGTTATACCCTATTAAGAAATTGTATAGCCTTCACCACCAATAACGCTCCACTGAGAGCCATTCCAAATAATCATAACCGTATCATTTGGTGATAGTGCAATACTAGTTCCTTGAGAAAAATTAGTTGGAGTAACCGTTGTGGTATTAGCTCCGTCATGGGTAAATACCTTTACTTCACCCGTTGTTAATCCATTATCTACTGTAGCAACAATATTAGCTGTTGCTGTACTTTGAATATAACTTATATTTTGAGCTACAGTGCTTGTTGAGCTAATAGTACCTGAAGAATAAGCAAGTTTACTAACTCTTACTGAACCAGCTCCTTTGGGATTAAGCTCTAAATTAATATTAGTGTCTGCAGATCCCTCTGTAGAAATAATAGGAGAATCAGGAGAAGCTTTGCTCTCAATCCTTAATCTATTTCTAGCATTTACTGTATCAGTAAACGATATGACTGGATGCCCATTCGAATCTGCTAACCATTCATGAACGTTAGCTCTTTTTAGCGTAGGTAGATTTAAAGTTTTATTTGTAAGAGACTGTGTATCAGTAGTACCGACAACTACCCCGGCTGGAATAGTTTTACGACTGGCTGCCCCATCAATAATTCCTGAAGCATTAGATAGAATAAAACTAGAAGTAGCAAGTCCAGATAATGTATTATCATCAGCGCTAATGGTTTTGTTCGTAAGTGTTTGAGTGGCCGTATCAACTACTACGTTACCAGCTGAATCAGGAAAATCAATATTAATTGTCGAAGCCGGATCAGCAGCTCCTACCTGCGTAATAAAGCTGCTTCCTACGATAGAAATACCGCTGTCCGTAAGTCGTGTAACATTACCTAAAGTTGCACCACCAAACTGGTTGTACAACTCTGTAAAATTATTATTAATTTTATTGCCAGCAGCTCTAAGGGTATCGCCTGTACCATCATTAGCCGCCGAGCCAACATTAATTGCTTCTTGAACCATATCTGTGCCTTAATTGATTAACATTATTTATATAGGTAATTAGTCTAATTCGCTGAATCATATTGAGTATCGTATATACCTTTATCAAATGTTTGTGTATATGTTTTAAGTTTAGTAGCACTTGAATCCTCGTCAAAGCTAACAAGAGTAACGACATCAGAGTCATCCATAGTAAGTGAGTTAGGTGACAACAATTCAGCAAACGTATAATTATCAATATCGCCTAGTACCACATCTTTTGCAATGGATACAAATGTATCAACATCTTGGCGATGTACGGTGAATGTTGCATCACCATGATTAAGTAGAGTAATATCTTTATCAGCTCTAATATCAAACGATGCTACAACCTGAATAGAAATAAATTCTGCTGGTTTTTCACCGACATCATCTTGTAATACTGGCAGAGGATTTATATTAGCCGCTTCTATTACTAATTCTGAGCCAATAAAAAATCCAGCAGGGTGTACAAATAATTTATATGTATCTATCCACTTACCTACAGGAATTGTGCTGCGAAGAAGTATTGAAAGAGTTTGATATAATTTATCATTTGTTATATAGCGTAAAGATTCCGGGCCAAGATTTGAAGCCCTCTCTTTAACTTGTTCCCCCGCAGTGTTAACGCTGTCTTTCTCGAGGTCAATGGCCGGGCCAACTCTAAAAACATTTTCTTTAGGATAAATTACTTCTGGATCTACGCCAAAAAAACCTCTAAAAAATTGCTCGATACTATACTTAGTGCCTTTAGACCTATATAGTGTATTAGAAAACTTTACTGCTTCTCTTTTATTAATAAATCCACCAAAATATGCTTCCCCTAAGAGCAGTTCATCTTCAAGAAAAGGAAGTTGCATCTTAGGAATAGAAGTAGCATCTCGAGTAGAATAAATTCTATTTAAAATACCATTAGGATTTGAATCTTTTTCCATCCATTCATAGTAAGATTCAAACAATTCTATAAGATTAGGATTGTCCTGAACTATATGGTCAGGTAATACTTTTTTAACCTCAGCCCTATGAAAAGGAAGAGCCTTGCGATTATTGTCAAGTAATGTAAGATCTCTTTTATGTGACATTAGTTAAGAGCATTCGTTGATACGGCTTTAGATGTTGATGCATCAGCATCATATACTAAAAGGTCGTTTCTGGTTGGAGTAATAGCACTTTGATTTGCAGGAACGGCTGCTAGTTTTACATACTCAAATCCTCCGATAATAGCTTGAGGATTAAAATAATTTACTGTTACTGTACCTAATACTGAATCAAACGACCCAATGTTATCGACAATAACTTCTGTACCAGATGCTTGTACAATTTCTAAATTATTGGTAGATAATTTGTTGCGAATAATACAAGTTTTATTATTGTATATAAAAGCGCTACTTGTAATAATATATTCATCGTCATCCTTAGTGGCAATAGAAACTGGAAATTTCATTGTCTGTGATGTTGATATAGAAGCACTTAGGAGCTCTGATCTTACAGTATTAAAATTAGAAGAAGTAGCATATTCATTATTAATAAGAAATGTAGTGGCCTTATCATATTGGCCAGAAGTTACTAATTTTACTATATAATTTAATGTATTAGAATCATTAGAAATTCTGTTTGTTGTTATATTATTAATAACAGCTATAAGATTAGGAGAAGAAGGAATAAACCTTTGCTGCATTCGAACGTTAGCTCTACTTGATAGCACCGCTGTACTAACATCGTCTACTAATGTTAATAGGTTAGATCTTCTAAATGATTGCCCAAATCCTCCTACCGTATCAGCAAAATAAGCGGCAATTGTAGAAGTAACATTAGAAGTTATAGAATTTAAAGTTTGTTCTGTAAGAGATGAGTTAAACTGGAAAAATGTATCAAGTTCAATAAATGTAGTGACAGGATCAGCAAACCTAATATTAAACCCTGCGATCGCAAGTTGTTCTGCTAATGTTTCAATACTTATTTTAGTGTTAGCTTTTGTAGAAGCATCAACATCATCTTCAAATAGTATAGAGGTAAACACTGCACCGAATTCAGGCTCAATAGCATCTTGGCCACCAAACGTGGTAATATCTTTAATAAGTGTAGAATATTGTTTTAAAATTAACGAAGTATA